GTCGCCTTCACGGGTTCGAGAGCGGCTTCGGCTGCATTAGCGCGGTTGATTAGATCGATGGATGTCTCCCGCCAAATCTCGTCATTTGCAACGAGAGCGGCTATGTGGTCGGTGTAGAGGACGTAATGCCCATCGCGTTGCTCAACGATGCCAAATTCTGGCTTCCAGTCGTGGCGCTTTATGTCGGTCATGCCGATTCATCCTCTTTTTCGACTGGAAGTTCGCCATTCCAGAGACGAACGACCTCATCCCTGTATTCATCGTGGAGCTGGACTGCGCAGCCAGTGCAGAAGATCGTGTAGCTCGCGACGTATTCGCCACCGTTGTAAATCATGAGGTTACCCATGAAGTGGATCTTCTCGTCATTGCTGCCGTCGGTGTGACAGAACGGGCAATCGCGAAGTTTCGGCCTGATCTCGCTCATCTTCCCTGCTCCAGCGAAGCGCCATAGACACGATCACTGAGAGCGTATTCAATGCGGGATGCGGAGTTGTGGCCGACAGGGGACAATGCCTCCTCATCGTCCTGCCATACGGCCCACGCGTGGCTTTGGAGGACATATGTCGGAAGCTGCGATGGCTGAACACCGAACTCGTCGTTGTCGGCAATGATCAGATATTCGCGGGCGACTTCCTCGGTGATATCCTCAAGCTTGCCCATCGGCTCAACCTCAAGCCGATAGATGCGGATAGCCGTGTCGCCAACTTCGCTGATCACGTCCTGAGGTGTCAGGTTATTGCCGAAAAACTCGCTTTCGCGGAAATAGCGCTTGCCACCCCTGATCGTATCGACTGCCAGGAGAGCTTGGGTATCGGTGACCGTGAATTTTGGCATTGTCCGCGTCCTATTCAGTTGGAGAGGTGGAGGGGGAGAGGGCGGCGACTAACTCAAACCGGCCATCCTCGAACTCGGACACCGGACGAACCCACAAGCCAGACTCATCGCTCCGGTAGACCGCGACGTGGTCATAATCCTTGAGTGGGGTATCCGTTTGCAGATACGCGTAGCCGAGAAGCTCGTAGGAGCCGCCCTTCCGATGACGGAACTTTTTCAGGCCATCGTATTTGCGCTTGAGCTTCGTGTTCTCCGCCCGCAGTGTTTCGAGAGCGGCCACATGATCAGCGTGGAGGACGTATTCCCCATCGCTTTGTTCGCGGACGACGCAGGAACTGTCTGGCTCGTGGAATCGCTTGATCATGCCGAGACACTCCGCTCTGCTTCAAACTTGCGGAACTGCTCTGCATTCTTCCGGCAAACGGCAGCGCGCTCAGTGTTGCCTGCGGCTTCATGAACAGCAGCGCGACGGTCGTTGTAGGCTGCGAGGTTGATGTTCGTTCTCATGCCGTGGACCATATCCGTTCTCCATTTTCCGAGGAGGGAAGAGCAGCCAACCGGCGGGGCGGGCGGGCTCTTGAAATTCTGTGAGCCTTTTCAGTTCTTGCTCAGGAACGCAGTCATCAAAGTGTGTATCGTCGATAAAGCCCTTGAACCTGGTACTTCGGTCGGGCGTAGCCGAAGCTCTTCTCGTCCTGCTGGCGGTTCAGCTGCGGTTCACATGGCCGTTCTCCCGTTGGGGCTTCGACTGCTTGAGCCACTTCTCAAAAAGCGCTGGAAAGATCGGCCGGGGCGTCTTCGTTTCCGTTGCTTGCAGGAATGAAGATACCAGAATGGCATAGACAGTCAATACCGGATTGGTATAAATGTGAGGGATGAGCAAAACACCAGAAACGCAGACCGACAGAATCAGACGATTAAAACGAAAATATCCGGCAGTCCCGGTAGCGCCGTTCCTGCGGATGCAGCGGAGATGGATACGCCGCGTGAACCAGATGACGAAGCTGACGCACGTCCAGCGATGCGCCGCAGTTTTTATCGGAGCGTTCTCGACGCCCGATACTCCGTTCTGCGCGGCTGGGATGGATTACATCTGCCGTCACGTCAGATGCGAGAGAACGGCCGTGCACCTTGCTGTCAAACAACTGGAGGCGGACGGATATATGCTTGTCGACAGGCAAAAAAGAGCCGGAAATGTCTATCGAATTAATGTGCCAATTTGATAATTATGGTTGTTCCTGGCCAACCACTTACGTGTTGTTCCCCACCAACACAATATAGACGGGGGCTGATATAGACGGGGGGTTAATTTTTTTAGATTTGGCTTAGGAGGAAGGAGTTATAGGAAACAGGGACGAGACGAACCCTTAAAAAGTCTCAACCTTGTTCGTAAACTTGCCCGCAATTCGCAAAAATTACAGATTGCTAATTGATCCTTACCGTACGTAGGATGAACGATTACGCATCAATGTGGGGAAGCGACGATGGCTTTGATCGATAATATTTCCGAATCGGTGAGCGAAATGACGATCGAGGAGAAAATTGCGTTCAGCGTTATTCTCGGCTGCTTGAAGTGCGAGGACCATGCAAATTGCCTGACCGCCCGGCGTCTTTTCCAAGAGCCGCTCTCACAGTCGCGTCGCTCTCGCGATCCTGGCCGGCAAGCCGCTGAGCGTTGTCAGCGAGATCGGAAAATAGCAGTCTCCCTAATTCCTCGTTGATCTCAGCAAGCATGACACCCTGGTCAAGAGCTACCTTGATCGACCGTCTCAGAAGGGATTGCCAAGAGCCACCGCCTTCGGAGCCAAAAATCAAAAATTCCGGAGTCGTATGCAAGTGGGGAGCGAGCTTTGTCGCCCATTCCTTCGTGAGCTTCCGCTTGCTTTTCTCCAATCGCTGAACTTGGGGCTGAGAGATGCCAGCGCGATCCGCCAGTGCTTGCTGGCTCAATCCGAGGATGTCCCGTAAGTCCTTGATCATGTTCATCTCCTGAACTTATTCCGAATTGGCATTTAGATCAAAAGCCAAACTGGTATATTTTTTTCTTGCAAGTCGATGCCAAAATGGTATGGTTTGGCATGACCCTAGAAGAATATCTCCACGACACGAAGCCGAAGAAACTTTCGCACGCTGCGTTTGGCGAGAAGGTTGGCGTCACGCAAGCGACGATCAACCGGTATGTGCGAGGGGATAGGTTTCCTTCTCCGGACATGATCCGGAAGATCCAAGACGTCACCGGCGGCGCGGTCACAGTCAACGACTGGTACGCGAAATCGGCGGTGGCCGCGCAATGATCTACTTCATCCGCTGTGCTGACCGCATCAAGATTGGATTCTCCGAAAACCCGAAGGTTCGCCTTGGAAAGATTTCGGCCGACGCTCCATACCCTTGCGCTCTTCTCGGGGCTGTTGAAGGTGGAAAGGACGTCGAGAACGAATTGCATGCCAAATGGAAGCAGCACAGAGCACACGGCGAGTGGTTTCACGACGTTCCAGAGATCACTGAGTGGGTTTTGCTGCGCTCGTCCTACACCAGCAATGCGAAGGGTGAAACGCAGTTTTGCGGCTTCTTCGTCCCTCGTGGATTTCCGAAGATCGTTTCTGCCAGACTTGGCGTCAGCCGCGCCGCGATATGCCGATGGAAAGAAGTTCCGCTCAAATACTGCTTCTCCATAGCTGAATTGCTCGGCGTCTCTGCCGTCGATCTCAGGCCGGATCTCTATACCGGTTGGACATCCAGGCTCGACCGATCGGTTCCGGAAGAGAACTTGTGGCGTCATGGAGATCTGGTCGCCCCTTCCATACCCTTCTCCCACCTAGACGGAGGACGCCTGCAATGAGCGATACCCTCAAGCCATGCCCGTTCTGCGGATGCCCTCCGAGAGAACCAGACGGTAACGGACATACGTGGTGCTCGACGGTTTCCTGCGGCAGCACGGCTTACATGTCCGTCAATGCTTGGAACGAGCGGCCATCGGAAACGGCACTTGCCATCCAGATTGATCCGCTCGTCTCGGCTCTGAAACTCGCGAAAGATCATAGCGAACTTCCTGACGAAATTCTCGACATCGTCGATGCGGCGCTCGCCTCCCACCTCTCCACCAGGGGAATACAATGACCGAGATAGTCGAAGTCCTCAAGAAAGCGCGCGGGCTGATCAGTGATCCAAAGCATTGGACGCAGGGCACGTTCGCCAAGGACGCGTATGGCAGGGAAGTCGATCCAGAAGATGATCAGGCTATTTGCTTCTGCGCTATCGGTGCCATCCACGCGGCTGCTGGCGGAATGAACGAGGACTGCGGTCGGGCTATATGGGATCTCAGAATACGGACGCCGGAAAGAAGCGTTTCGGAATTCAATGATCATCGCAGCCATGCTGAAGTTTTGGAACTCTTCGACGACGCGATTGCGAGGCTCGCATGACCCAGTTCTACGCATCATGGGCACTCATTCTCCTCGGCTGGCTCGCCTTCACCACCCGCATGTTCATTCGAGACAACAGCAAGGCTATCGCTGTTGAGCGTGCTGCTGGGTTGGGGAGCGGGAGATAATGCGCAAGAGGCTCAACCGCGAAGTTATCCGTCTGCGCAATAGCTACCCCGACGAGACGAACGCGCAGCTCGCCTCCAGACTTGGCGTTCTGCCGCAATACATCTCCGTCACGTTGAAGCGGCAGGGATTGCCGAAGGCCCGCAGACCATCGTTTGAAGAGCGGCCAAAAACCGTGTCCCCGAGAATTCCCAACAATATAGCCGACAAGCTCTCCCATGCTGCCGCGCGGCGTTGCATGACCACAAACCAACTTATCATTGCGCTGGTTACGGTCATCGCGAACGACGGCATGGTGGACGCCATCCTTGATGATGCCGGCAGATTTTTGGAGGCTGCCGAATGACCACCACATCCATCCTCGACGAGTTTGAAACCCTGTTCTCCAAGAATTTCGGAGCCGCGAAATGCTGGCGTTGCGACGATGGCGGAGCACTGAAATCGGCATCGATCGTTCCGCGCCATCCGGCGTGTGAGTGCGAGATCGGGCAGAAAGCCGTTGAGGGCTTTGATTATCACAACCGAGTTCAGACTGGGAGGAAGGCATGAACGTTCATTTCCGTGCTGGCCAGAGGGTTTGTCTAGTTGACGATATCTGGAGTGGCCTATGCTTCGACATTGAGATCATGCCGGTTCTCAATTCCATCTACACAATCCGCGAGGTCATCACCCTCAACGGTCATGTCGCGGTGCGGCTCGTCGAGATCAAAAACCCGGTTCTCGAATATGGCGACGGCACGAATGAGATGGCCTTTCGGGCTTCGCGGTTTCGGCCGGTCGTCGAGCGCAAGACGGATATCTCAATCTTCACGGCCATGCTGAAGAAGAAAGAGATTCACTACACCCTCCAAGACACAAGCGAGTTGGCGAAGAAGTGCCGTCAGAAGGTCGGCGGTGAAGCATGAACATCCTTCGCGCCATCTTCAAAGACTGGTTTGGCCTCGTCGCTAACGATCCTGACGAACGGCCGACTGCGAAGATAATTCCATTTCCGCAGCGCGACGTCTCAAGCGTAAGGCGGCGCAGCGTGTGAGAACCAAAAGGACCACCTCACCCAGCGGCGTTTCGGGTGAGGTGGTCTGGGCCGAGACAGACGAGGTAACTGACACGTCTCGGCCAAACTTATTGAATTGCTTCGTATGCGGCACGTTCGAACTCCCTGACAAGAGTGAACGTCGCACACGAAGGAAACCAAAATCATGGGTAATTCAACCGGAAAACCGGGAAAGAATGAACAGGGAAAGCAGATGTCTAACGTAGCTTCAGATGTATCTCAGGCTAAATTCTACATCCAAGCCATCGGCGGCGGTGGCAAGGTCTACGCCATGATCGGCAAGGCATTGGATAGGCTGAACGAACTGTTCCCCCACAAGGGGGAGCCGGAAAAGCAATGGACCGAACGCCGACTGCGCGCCTGGTGGAACCACGACACGGATATTGTCCGACACTGGCAAATGCTTGAGCTCCACGCAGCGGCAGCAAAAGCAAAAGAGGAACGAGAACTCCTCGCAATGGCACGGAGGGAACATGCCGAATTCATCCAGAAAACCGCCCGTCTTGCTGCGCTTCTTGAGCTTACGGACCCGGATTATTTTAGCGACGAAATTGCGAGGATGGGGATCGAGTCTCGCAATATGGGTCGCGCCGGAGCTCGAAGAGAATAACGACGATGCAGGCGCTTGATTAATCTCCTCCCCCGCTGAAGCCGTCCTCCCCGGCTTTGGCAACCTACCCGGCGCGCGAATGCGTTCGGGGATTTTCTTCCACAAGGGCGCGACCGATGAACGAGCTGCAATTATTCCGCCAGGGTTTTGACACAGCCGAGATTGCAAATCTCACTGGCCAGACAGAGCCGGAAGTCTGCCGGAAGATGCATGAGGCTCGACAGGCTGAACACGAGCTCGAACGCCAGCGCAGAAATCGCCGCCTTTATCAACAGCGCTGGATGCAGAAATACCGCGCCGAGATGCGGGAACTGAGGGCGCGCTCGTGACCGAAACCATTTCAGCAGCTCAATACCGACAGACAAATCCGAAGAAGAGCAAGTACGGAAATCAGCGCACCATGCTCGACGGTATCGCTTTCGATTCAAAAGCCGAGGCGAAATATTACTCCAATTTGAAGATCCGCGAAAGGGCAGGGGAAGTCGGCGGGGTTGAGCTGCAACGCTCCTTCGCCATCCTTGGACCGAAAGGCGAACTGGTCTGCACTTACCGCTCGGACTTCTGCTTCATCGACCACAGCCAGGATGGGCGCTTCCGCTGCGTCGATGTCAAAGGCTTCGAGACCCCCGAATTCAAACTCAAGCGCAAGCTTATGAAGGCATTCCTTCAGATCGACGTGGAGACTGTCGCGTGAAAACCTTCACCTCAAAAGCAGACGAGACACCCGAATTCGTAGCCTTCTGGTCCGCGTGGCGGATTCACGCCCGCCATACCGATGGAAGAGGCGATGCCAGGGATGCATTTTTCAAGCACGTCAGGATGGGTGCTGATCCTCAAGACCTCGTGGACGGCGCAGCCTACTTCCTGCGCACCATGAAGGACAAGGACCGCGAATATATCCCTCTCGCCGCCTCGTGGCTTGGGAAGCGCGCCTATGAAGACATGGCCGAAGCAGAGCGCGCCCTCCAGCAGAAGCTCCGTGAACGCGTCATAGCCCAGCCGAACATCGTCACCCTTCAGCAGCCCAAGGAAAGCCCGGAGCGCCGTGCGGAGATGGCCGCGAGGCTTCGCCAAGTGGCCAACGGTATGAGGTCGGGATCATGAGCGCGTCGAGCAAGATCAGAGCACTTTGTGTCGGCCACCCATCGGCCAAAATAGCATGGCCGCACCGTGAGCTTCACGAGATAGCGGACGAAGTTGAGAAACTAGAGTCAAGATGGCAACCAATCGGAACAGCGCCGAAAGATGGTTCCAACATCCTAGCTTGGTGCGATTCATGGCACGGCTTTCATATAGTGCATTGGGATATTGCGGAAAATGCATGGGTCGAAGGCAGTTGGGTATTTGAGACTGGCCCCACTGACTGGATGCCTATCGACCCTCCTGGAACGAAGCCAGATGGCGTAAGGGAGGCTAATGCAACGGCCGCTATGGACGTAGTCCAACGCCTCGTTGGCGTTCCAGCATTCATGATGACCACGTTTGGCGAGAGGCCGATCGTCTCCATCAAGTTTGATGATCGCAAAGGCGTGTGGGCATTTTTGAATGCGCTCGCTGATGCTCGGAAGCTGGTCAATAAAATCACATGATTGATTGGCGGCTAAAACACATACGCAAAGCAGCCGAGCTTGAAGACAAGGGATGGCGTCTCGTTGCCGATAACATCGCGCTTGACGACTTCGTTCTTCGCGCTCGACGCAAACAGTTTCGCCCCGGAACAACGTGGCTATGGGCAATAGCGCAAGCATGGTCACCACCAGCAGCACGAGAGGAAGAAACTCAGTGACGCATGAAGAAGCAATAGACGTGTTGGAGCGCGATCTCTGTTATTCCGTCCGCCGCAAATCTATCGAAGAAGCAATATCCGCCTACCTCGAAGCGCGCGGTGCTATTCTATGTGAGAAGAAAATATCCGTCCTCCTTTATGGGGAAGGAAAAGGATTGGTCCCTTTGCACGCTCCCCTGAAAATCGAAGGAGGCGCAGATGGGAACCATCCTTGAGTTCAAGACCAAAGGCCCGAGCAAAACCCAAACTTGGCTGTTCGATATCTCGATATTCGAATGCGAGACAGGGACAATGGGCCGGATCATTGATGCGAACCTTGATCTGGAAGGCATGGACGAGGGTGAGCGATGGGAAATGCTCGCTGATCACCTCGATGCCCTTTCGTTCATGATGCATCAGGAAGCCAAAGCTGCGGGCGCAGAAAAGGGCAGCGTCATTGCCACATGCCAATTGTTCGAGGACGGCACTTCACGAGTTCGAGTGGACGACTCCGTGACCACCGATGCTCAAGTTGAATGGGTCATCAAGGGATTAGCAAGCGCGCAGGTGCCACCAATCGTCCGCGCGCAAGGAGAGTAGCAGATGAACGCAATGTTGCAGCTTTCAGAACTTCATCGCCTGAACCAGGAACACAAGCTTCGCCAGCAGAAGCTGTGGAACCTCCCAGAACCCGCGCCGATCGTCATCAAGGGGAAAGTCGCCAAGCGGCCAAGCATAGTTTTACCGGAAGCCGGAGAGCTTGAGAACATGCTTCGTCATCACACGATTGGCGAGCTTTCGAAGATCCTCGGATTTAGCCGGCGGGCAATCACAACGAGGCTGCGGCGGGCTGGGCTCGGAGTTGGTCTTCTTCCGAAGCGCGAACCGGTTCTTCATGTGCGTCCGCCGCAGGAATATTCGGCAGAGCCACGCCAGCTTCCCCCAGACAGGGTTATCCGCATCACGTCGATCGGAGCGCGAGTGACGATGCCGCGTTTGAATTTTCTTGATGGAAAGGGCGACTGACATGGATCAATATTATTTTGCTCTTCGTCTAAAGCCAGGATCCGGAAAGCCTCATCGCTTTCGCGGGGGAATGAACGTCGAATTTGCGCTCCACCAGGCAGGCGTGGAATATTATTTCCCCGTCGAGATGGTCAGCAAGATCCATCACAGGACCGGGAAGCTTATCGACAAGCGCTTTCCTCTCATCCCAGGATATGCTTTCATCCCCGAAAGGAACGACTACGACTGGAAGGCGCTCAGCAAAATCGATTACATTGCCTGCGCCGTTCGCAGCAAAGACGGGCCGCTTCGCATTAGAGGCAGCGATATAGATCGCATCAGGGCAGCCGAAGACGCGCTCATGGTAAAATACCACTACGACAAGGCAGTTGCTCGCCAGCGCGCAGAAGCCGCTCTCCACAGGCTCACCTCACGAGAAGCGCGCCTTAGGTTCCCCGAGGGTAGCCGCATCAAGGTTCTCGACAGCCACGCCATGTTCGGCGGCAAGGAAGCTCGGGTATTGGCAGCGACGGGCAGGGGGACGATTACCGCCATGATTGAAATGCTGTCAGGCGCGGTTAAGATAGAGCTTGGGGTAGATTATCTGGAGGATGCCGCGTGAGCTACGACAACGATAAAATAATAAGGGATATCATTGGGGGTCATGTTAAGCGCGAGCCGACAACCGCGACAGAAGTGTTGATGGCTGAGAAGACCATGAGCTTTTTGAATGCCATTGACGATAAGTTTGCGCATTTAGAACGAAAGATTGAGCATCTAGAGATGGAAATTCGCAGATTGCGCGAGGGCTGAGTGAACGGCTCAGTCAAGGCTGAATTGAATATCGATCTATTGGAGGATGCAGCGTGAAGAAGCGGTTGTTCGGTATGGATGCGATAATCGATGCATACCTGAAAGGCGTTCTTGCCGAGCAAGAAGCCACAATGAATGAGGTTGCGACAAGGGCTATGACCGGTAATTGCGCCACCCTGACCCGCGTCGTCATCGATCCAGTGACAGGCGAAGAGAAGGTCGCAATCGAGATTGTTGATATCTCCGATATCGCTTGAATCTAAAGAGCAAATCAAATAATGTCCCGTCAGTGATTTGTGGATGGGATGTTTCTGAGCGTTCGTCGCCGGTCCCGAGGGAAGAGCATCACGCTTCCCGCCATGTAAAGCTCACCCAAAATTCAGAGGCCAACGCCTCACCTGAATCGAGAAGCTGGTACGACCTGACCTCTGCGTCACTGCCTCATGAGCTTGGCGGCGTAGCGATAAACCAGATTGGCGACGGCCGATCAAATGCTGTCAGCGTCTCTCGATACTCATCCCATGAGGCCACCATGCGTCCTCTCATCATCGTTCTCATCATAATAGCCATTGCCTTCATGGCCTCGGCATTCCTCGTCGGGTGCGCTCAGCGTGGGTATCAGCCGCCGGGGGCTGGCTTGGATCCGGTAGTGAAACAAATTCTCAGCAATCCGTAACAAGGAGAATGAACATGACTATCTCTGAATTCAAAGCTTGGATCGACGGCTTCGAAGTCGGCGTTTCCGGTACTCCTCCGACCAAAGATCAATGGGAAGCGCTCAAGGCTGCTGTCGCATCGATCGACACCGGCTCGGCTCCCTCCACTCCCACGACTGAACCCGTCGCCACACAGGAGGCATGATCATGGCCAAGAAACCCGCATCCAAGCCCAGCAAGCCAGCCGCAAAGCCTTCCTTCATGCCCAAGGGCGGCAAGAAGTGCTGACATGGGGTTCGATGAGCCATCAGCCGCCGACTACGCATATTCTACCGCTCAAGACGCAAGGCGCGAGAACAAAGACTTGCTCCTTCGCGTCGAAGCTCTCGAACGGTTCGCAGAAGAGATGACCAAGTGCGTGACCGAGTTGATGAAAGACTCGACAGACGCAAAAGCCAGACTTTCCGTAGCTTTCCCGACAAAGGACGCCGATCATGGCAACGACAAATAACACCGGCTCCAACTACGTTGCCGTGACGCCAAACGACACGACAATCGTCGGCGCGCTTGCTCTGTTCGTCGGGACAGGTGGAAACGTCTCTGTCAAGGCGAATGCATCAGCAGCGGCTGTTGTATTCAAGAACGTCCCGAGCGGCGCGACACTTCCAATCAGCGCGGCCATCATCATGGCGACGGGAACGACGGCGACTGATATCGTCGGGATCTTCTAGGAAAGCCCGGCGGACTTGCGCAATACAGCGTTCATTCGGCTCTGCCAGCCAGGCCCAGCCGCTTTGAACCATTCGATGACGTCTGGATCAACCCGAAGTGTTAGCAGCTTCTTTGCATCAGGATCAGTCTTTCGGCCACGCCTAGCACTCAGCGCCTTCTCATAGATATCAACATTGGCTCGCTCCGCAAACGCGCGTTCCTGGTCTCTGCGGATTTTATCGAGATGATCATCATGCCGCGCTTGGTAAATAATAGCCATGCAGCCGCTCCTTTCAATTTGCGTAACTACGGAAACCTTAATACGTAACTACGGGAATGTCCAAGCATATGTCTGAAGATACAGACGAAGAACAGCGGCCCGAACATCTGTTCAAAGCCGGCCAGTCTGGAAACCCGCTCGGTCGTCCAAAGGGCGCGCGCAATAAGCTCGGGGAACAGTTCATCTCCGACCTCTACGACGACTGGCAGAAGCACGGCGTCGAGACGCTGGCAATTGTCCGCGCAGAGAAGCCCGATCAATACCTCAAGGTCGTTGCATCGATCCTGCCGAAGGATCTCAACGTCAACATCAACCAGATGGACGATTTGACGGATGACCAGCTTATCCAGCGAATCCGATCTCTCGACGCCGCTATCAGACCTTTCCTTGATTCTCAAGGAGCAAGCGAAACTGATGGCGGAGCTCGACAGACGCAAACGCACTAATATCCTCTCGGCTTACAAGCCATATCCGAAGCAGAAGGAATTTCACGCAGCCGGGGCGAAGTTTCGCGAACGGCTGTTCATGGCAGGCAACCAGCTCGGCAAGACGCTGAGTGGTGCGGCCGAAATGTCCTACCATCTAACGGGTAAGTATCCCGACGATTGGGAAGGCCACAGGTTTGACAAGGCGATCATCGCGCTTGCCGGCTCTGAATCCTACGAACTGACGAGAGACGGCACTCAGCGCCTGCTTGTCGGCCCGCCAATGAACGAAGAGGAATGGGGCACTGGCTACATTCCGAAGAACGACATCGTTTCGTATACCCGGCGTTCTGGTGTTTCCGGTGCGCTGGATTCGATTACTGTCCGTCATGTATCGGGTGGCGCTTCGACGCTGCTGTTCAAGGCATACGAGCAGGGTCGTGGTAAATGGCAGGCAAACACTGTTCATTACGTCTGGTTCGATGAAGAGCCGCCGGAAGACGTCTATTTCGAGGGCATAACCAGAACCAATGCGACAGGCGGTTTGATCGCCGTCACCTTCACGCCGCTGAAGGGCATGAGTTCGGTTGTCGCCAGATACATCCTGGAGCATTCGGAAGACCGCACAGTCGTCACTATGACGATTGATGACGCGGATCATTATACGCCGGAAGAGCGGCGCAAGATCATTGCCAGTTATCCAGCGCATGAGCGTGAAGCTAGAACACGCGGCATTCCGTCGCTAGGTTCCGGGCGCATCTTTCCGGTTCTGGAAGAAAACATCGTCATCGACCCGATCGATATCCCAAAGCACTGGGCGCAGCTCGGCGGTCTCGACTTCGGTTGGGATCATCCGACAGCCGGCGTGAGAATAGCCTGGGATCGCGACGACGACATTATCTACATCACGCGCGACTATCGCCAGCGTGAAGCAACCCCGGTCATTCATGCCGCTGCTTTGAAGCCTTGGGATAAATGGCTTCCCTGGTCATGGCCACATGACGGCCTGCAGCATGACAAGACCAGCGGCGATCAGCTGGCCGTTCAATACCGTGAACTGGAACTGAACCTTCTCTGGGAGCGAGCAACGTTCGAGGATGGTTCAAACGGCGTCGAGGCCGGTGTCTTGGATATGCTGACACGGATGCAGACCGGAAGACTGAAAGTGTTTCGGACCTGCATCTACTGGCTTGAGGAATTCAGGCTCTATCACCGCGTAGATGGAAAGATCGTCAAGGAACGCGACGACGTGATCTCCGCTTCTCGCTACGCAATCATGATGAAGCGCTACGCCGAATGCCCTCCTGTCGAAAAGGGGCGGTATCGCGCCGTCAACAGCAGTTCACAATCTTGGATGGCAGGGTAAACCAATAGATGGCTGACACCACGACATCCACCGTCGATACCAACGTGAACATTGACGAGCAGACTCGTAAATTTATCGTATGGTTTAAGGAAGATATCCCGCACGTTCTGGATTGGCGCAAGGAAGCCCGCGAGGATTTCCTGTTCTACGCCAACGACCAATGGAGCGAAGACGACAAGAAGCAGTTGCGTTTGCAGGGCCGACCGGCAATGACGTTCAATCGCATTGCACCGCTGGTCAACGCCGTGACAGGCTCGGAGATCAACAATCGCCGGGAAGTCCGCTATATCCCGCGTGAAGAGGGTGACTCGCTTCCTGACGAAATGCTGACATCGGCCGGCGAATGGTTCCGCGATATCGCCAACGCCGAGGACGAGGAATCAGACGCCTTTGCCGATACCGTAATCGGTGGCATGGGTTGGACGGACACAAGGCTTGATTTCGAATCCGAGCCTGATGGCGCACCGCTGGTTGCTCGTCTCGATCCGTTCAAGATGGTCTGGAGCTCCGGCACCAAGCCGAACCTCGAAGACAGCGAGCGGATGTTCTTCCTCGATGAGAAGCCGCTTGCCGAAGCCGAGCAGATGTTCCCGGACGCCAATCCTGAGGATCTGCATGCGGACTGGGCAACGACGCTGATGCTCGATCCGAAGACACCGCATGACCAGACGCGCGCCGATCATTATGAAGGTGGCCAGAACGATCTGGTTGACAAGTATTCGCGTCGTACCTGCACGATTGTCGAATGCCGCTGGCTTGAGCGCGTTCCGTTCATGCGCGGTCCCGATATCGCCAATCCAGGCAAGATGCGGGAATATCATCCGAAGCAGGTCGAGCTTATCCAGCAGAACATTCCAGGCTTCAAGGCAGTTCGCCAATACAAGAAGGTCGTCAAGCGCGCCTTCATCGGCCGCATCCTGCTTGCACCGATCGATAGCCCGGCTGTTCCTGATGGTCTGATCGGCTGGGAATGCATCACCGGCTATCAGGACAAGATCAAGAACCAGTTCTATGGTGTTGTGCGGCCGACCAAGGACCCACAGCGCTGGTCGAACAAGTATTTCTCTCAGGTCATGTACATCTTGAACTCGAAGGCCAAGGGCGGCGTCATGGCCGAACGCGGGTCATTCTTTGAGAACGACCTGGAAGCGCAGGAAAGCTGGGCCAAGAGCGACACGATCACATGGCTGAAGTCCGGCGCTCTGTCCGGGCAATCCCCGAAGGTGCAGCCGAAGCCTGAGGCGCAGTTTCCGGCCGGTTTCTGGACATTGTTCGAGGAAACCAAGGAAGCCATCAACCAGGTCACCGGTCTTTCGCCTGAATTCATAGGCACGCGCGAGGTCGATCAGGCTGGCGTGTTGGAATACCAGCGCAAGCAATCGAGTTTGAGCCTTCTCGCACCGTTGTTCAACAGCCTTCGCCGCTATCGCAAGCGCCAGGGCCGGATCATGCTCTACCTGATCCAGAACTATCTGGCTGATGGCCGTCTGGTCCGCATCGTCGGCAAGGACAACGAGCAGTATGTCCCGCTGATGAAGGAGAAGATCGCCAACATCGAATACGACATCATCGTGGACGACGCGCCGAACAGCCCGAACGAGAAGGACAGGACATGGTCCATCCTTCAAAGCATGCTGCCGCTGATTCAGGGCCTCATGCCTCCGGGTGCTCTGTCCCCTGATGTCGTCTTCCAGATTCTGCAGAGTTCGCCGCTTCCGGCCTCGTTGGTGTCGAATATCAAGAACGCCTACATGGCCAACATGCAGCAGCAGGCTCAACAACCGCCACAGCCGACGCACGAGGATATCAAGACACAGGCCCTCGCGCAGCAGTCGCAGATCAAGATCCAGGGCCAGCAGGCCGATTTGCAGACCAAACAGCAAGGCGCTGCCGTCGATCAGCAGAGCAAGGCAATCGATCTCTACATGGAACAGCAGAAGGCTGCGGTCGATCAGCAGAACATGCAGTTCCAGCAGTCTCTCGATTTGCAGAAGATGGCTTTGCAGGAACGTCAGATGACGATTGCGGCTCAAAGGGCAGAAACGCTGCAGACCAAGGCTGCGAAATAATCATGGACATCGAAGAAATCCGCCGATCCCAAGATATTCTGAGGAAGATGAGGGAGGCCGCGATGCGCCAACCGTGGGCTTTCCGACAACGTACTGAAGCGGAAATAGCCGAGGCAAATGGCCGATGGGCCGCAATGGAAGCGGAACAAGCAGCTATCAAGGATCGGTACGCTCCTGAACTTTGGACGGCTGCGGAAGCTGCATACGAACGGGTCGAACATGGTCCAGATGGGCCTCCCGAGACTCCGCACAACGAAATCGTCGCCATCATTGCCGACGCCATGGAAGCTTGGCGTTCAAATCCCACCGTCTAGGTGGTTTCGGTTGCTCATGCCGTTCATGAGTTTCGTCAGTCCACGATACGGACAGTTGAGGTCACATGAGCGTAGCACCAGACGTATTGACGCCGGAAGAGACAGCGTTCTTCGACAGTCGCGGCGAGAAAGATATCCCGGCAGAAGTTTCTACAGAAACCCCTGTCGTTGTCACAGACGCGCCGGCCACTGAGGAAATTGCTGGCCAGATCCGCGACGAGAAGGGCAAATTCGTTCCTCACCAGGCGCTCCATGCCGAGCGTGAGGAGCACAAGAAGACCAAGGCGCAGCTTGAGGAGTTCGGGCGCAAGTTCGCCGTCTCCGAGGACCGTTGGAATACCCTGCTGCAGCTCAACAAGCAGGAAGAAAAGCCCGCCGTTGCGCCTCCAGACCCGGAAACCGACATCTTCGGCTATGTCAAATGGCAGAAAGATCAGCTCGACGGTCTGCAGAAGACCATTTCCGAGCGCGACAAGGCCACGCAGGAGCAGCAACAGGCTTCACAGCAGGAACAGGCCATCTGGGGCGCATGGGAAAGCTCGGCCAAGTCCTACGCCGCAGAGAACGCCGATTTCGGCAACGCGGCGCAATGGCTGTCCGACTACCGCATGAAGCAGCTTGAGGCGATCGGCATTGTCGATCCTCGCATGGCTGACCCGGCGGCACGAAACCAGCAGATCAACGCCGAACTTCGCAATATCATCCTGTCGGCTCGCGAGCAGAACGCCAACCCGGCCGAACTCGTGTTCAAGCTGGCCAAGGGCTACGGCTATAACGGCAAAGCTGAACCAGCAGCCGAGGTAATCGACCCGAACGCCGCGCTTGGCGAGAAGATCGACCAGCTTGGCAAGGCCATCAGCCAGTCAAAGACCATGACGGCAACCGCCGGCAAGGCTGCGGCTGAACCCAACAGCGCAGAAGCGCTCCTCAATATGTCGGATGCTGAATTCGGCGTGTGGTTGAAGACCCCGGCAAACGCCAAGCTCTTCAAGCAAATGCAGGGTGGCTAATCGCCCTTCTGGAATGAACCGATCGGCAGCCGGTCTTGCTGTCTTCGCTTTGTTGAGCGTCATCAACACCTTCGACGCCTAGGTTAAATCGTCTTCGTGCGCCTGCTGACGTTACCGCAAGCAAATCACCCAGATATCCACACATACAGAGGAGCCTCAAATGGCTACTACTAGTTATGGCGTGAATGATGCGCTTGCGGTAAAACTCTGGAGCAAGAAACTTGCGGTTGAAGTCTCGAAGGCCACCGCGATTGCTCCCCTGATCGGCACCGACTCGAACAGCATCATTCAGCTCAAGGACGAAACCTCCAAGAGTGCAGGCGATGCGATCACGTTCGGTCTTCGTCGTCAGCTCGTCGGCGATGGCGTGACGGAAAACCAGGTCTTGCAGGGCAATGAAGAAGCGCTCAGCACGTTCTCGGACAAGCTCACCATCAACGAACTTGACCATGCCGTCCGTGTCAAGAATGGCCAGACGATCGACGCACAGCGCGTTCCGTTCGACCTTCGCGACGAAGCAACGGCCGGCCTTGCCGATTGGTATGGCGATCGCATGTCGCTTGCCTTTTTTATGCAAGTAGGCGGCTATACGGCTACGACCATCAACTTCGAAGGTCGTGTCATCACCATCAAGCCGGTGCATTACCTGTTCAACCAGCCGACTGCACCGACCCAGGTTGTCCGTCCGAACGCTCGGGCGAACGATGAAAGCCTGATCTCGACTGACATTTTCAACCTGACCCTGATCGATACAGCGGTAGAGCGCGCCAAGCTCTCGAACCCGCGCCTTCGTCCGGTAATGGTTGATGGCCAGAAGAAATGGGTGATGTACATCCACCCATCGCAGACGACCGACCTTCGCACGTCCACGTCAACTGGTCAGTGGCTGGACATCCAGAAGGCCGTCTACCAGGGGTCCAAGCAGAACAACCCGATCTATGACGGGTCGCTCGGCGAGTACAATAACGTCGTCCTGCGTGAAGCAGAACATGTCGTTACTGGCGTGAACTCCTCCACCGCTGCGCAGATCACCACGGTTCGCCGTGCTGTCCTGCTCGGTGCCCAGTCGGCAGTATGCGGCTTTGGTATTGATCGCTCTGCGAGCAAGTACAAGACCGTTGAGGAACTGTTCGACTACCAGCGCGAACTCGGCGTCTCGGTCCAGACCGTTCTCGGCATGAAGAAGACTGTGTTCAACAGTGCTGACTTCGGCTGCGTCGTGGTTTCGACCTACGCTGCTGCTCACTAAGGAGGGCTGACCATGACGACCAATACGCTTCAGACTTTCCCGTCTGCCCGCCACAACGCGATCAACCAGGTCAACTATCTCAGGGCCAACGTCGTGTTTGGCGCTGCCAACGGTGTCGCTGTCGTTCTGGGAGCAATCCCGGCCGGCTCGATCATCCTCAAGGCAATGTCCGGTGTCCAGGTCAATACCGTCTTCAACGCCGGTACCCTGAACACGCTCGATGTCGGCTCGGCTGCTACCGGCACGCTGTTCTCGGCTGCCGGCTCGCTGACGGCTCTGGCATTCGTACCGCTCAATGCGGCTACGGGTGTCTTCCGGGTCGCCTCCGATACGGTGATCACCTTCACGCCGAACCTCACCGGTACGGCGGCAACAACCGGCGATGCGGATGTCTTCATCGCCTACATCGAAAACATCTGACCGGGCAGGGCGGGGAGAAATCTCCGCCCTTTCCATCTGAGGAGCATGCATGGCCAACAGTTACTACGACGATGTCGATTGGACATTGCTTTCCTTTGACGACCCGAAGCCGAAACTGTCGGTCGTCCTCCCATCCGGCAAGACCTACAGCGCAGAAGGCCCAGATTATCGGCCTCAGAAAGGCGTCTGCCCGAAGTGCGGAAAGCACGTCGGAAAAGGCAGCTACATCCACATAAAGGCCTGCAATGGACATTCTGACCAAGCTTAGCGAGCTCGGCTTCACCAATGCCACGCTTCTTGATGAGAAGCAGGGGCTATGCCGCATCATGACCAGCAATGGCTGGACGTATCAGCGCTTTGACGATGAAGCCAGCGTCGATGTCTGGGCACGTGACCATAAGCCGGAGGGCCAATAATGCCGACTTATGCTGACCTGCAGACGGCGATTGCCGACGATGTCGATGATACGACTTTGGAATACAAGAACCAGATCAAGACGGCGATCCAGGCGGCGATCCGCTATTGCGAGCGCACGCCATACTATTTCAACCAGTCGCGCGACGTGACGTTCTCGACGGTATCCGGGCAGGCATTTTATGGTGCTGCGGCCAATGCCAACATTCCGACGCTGGTTCATATCGTCAGCGCATGGAGCGAGGACGCCTCCGGCCAGCGTTTTGAACTGAGATGGGCAAACGAGGACGATATCGAGCTTGTCTCGGATAACTCGGCCGCTCTGGGTGAACCCTATTGGTACACCTATTTCGCCCAGCAGGTGAGGCTTTACCCAATTCCGGGGGCGACGGTCTACACGATCCGCCTTCAGCTCGGGCCATACCGCCTTACGCCTGTCGTTCTCGATACCGACACCAATGCATGGTTCTCGGAAGCCTACGACATGATCAAGGCGCGCGCCAAGTACATCCTGGCCAAGGACACGCTGAAGGACGCCAACCTCGCTACCGAGGCGCTGAACGATTACGGCGACCAGGAAATCGCACTCTCGGGTGAAACGTCAAAGCGCATGAGCGGCGACACCATCCAGGCGACCAATTTCTGATGACCACCTTCAATCTTGCCGAGTTCGGCCCTGACAGTGCGGACCTGAACAGCAACTTCACCGATGCGCTGAACAACGTATTGTGCGGTAGCGGCTTTTATCTGCCGGCTCCGCAGATCCAGGCATTGACCGCAGCACTGCCGACACAACCGACTGGCTGGCTGTCGGTTCGCTCGCTTGATGGGTCGATACGCTTCTTCGCCGGGACGTTCACCAAACTGTTCCTGCTCAACAATACGACGCTGGCATGGGATGACGTGTCGAAGACGGCAACGACATACAGTTCAACGCAGGATATCTCCTGGTCAATGACGGCGTTCGGCAATTATGTCATTGCCGTCAACCAGAACGATAACCCGCAGGTCTACCAGATCGGCACCGACGTAAAATTCCGCGATCTGGGTGGCTCTCCTCCAAGAGCCGGCATTGTCAGGCAATGGGGTGATTTCGTCGCTCTGATGCGGCTGACCGGCAATCCGAACCGGGCGCAGTGGTCGGGTCTGAACAACGCGGAATTCTGGACACCGGGCTCGCAGAACAGCGATTTCCAGGACTTTCCAGACGGGGGTGTCGTTCAAGGCTCGACCGAGATGACCAATCCGATCATCTTCCTCGAAAGTGCCATTCAGTTGGGCACGTTCGTTCCGGGATCGGCTGAAGTCTTCACGTTTCGCAAGATCCAGGAGAAGCGCGGGGCAAAATCGCCAAAATCGATCGCAACGCGCGGTAATCTTGGGTTTTTTGCCGATACGGGCGGGTTTTTCCAGATCGATTCCACCGGTCAAGTCACGCCAATCGGCTTTGAGCGCGTTGACCGGACGATTTTCACGCCGATGACGGCCTATTCTCAGTCAAGAATTATGGGCGCGATCGATCCATTCTATTCCCGCGTTTATTGGGCGCTCGATTACGATGGCAACGGCGTTTATGACAAGATGCTGGTCTTTGACTGGCAGCTGTCGAAGTGGACGCAGATCGACATTGCCTGCTACGGGATATTCCCGTTCGCTACCTCGGGATATACTCTCGACGGTCTCGACGCGGTCAGTTCCAGCCTCGACGCATTACCGTTCTCGCTGGATTCAGCGGTCTGGGATGGCGGCGCTCCGGTTCTTGGTGCGTTCATGTCCAACCTGAAGCTTGGGGCATTCTCCGGGACTCCTGCCGAGGCGACAGTGACCACGCAGGAAGTCGGCGACGTTACCGGCCAGATGGCGCGCACGTCGAGCACCTATCCGCTCGTCAATACCAATCAGCTGTTCGTCTCCATCGGCATCAGGAACCGCCGTAGCGACAACGTCACGTGGCTTCCAGAACAGGCTCCTTCGTCCAATACCGGCCGTGTGAGAAAGCGTTCCAGAGCACGTTTTCACCGCATGAAGATCCGCATCATTGCCGGGGCAGTCTGGAGCTTCCTGAAGGGCATCGATGTCGACACATCCTCAGCAGGTGAACGATGAAACTTGAACTCACTGAGACATGGTCGCTCGATCAGTTGTTGCCCTACGGGCCGCAGATCACCGCCTGTCTTCGCAAGCTGCACAACATGTTTCCGGAAGATGGAACGATGGAAAGCATGGCGCAGGATATGTTTTCCGGTGCAACGCAGCTCTGGTTGATGCGCGACGAGGATGAATTCAAGGGCGTCGTGCTTACCCAGATCAAGACAATCGATGTTACCGGCTACAAGTCGGTCATCGTCGCCGGTCTTGCCGGTGAAGATGGCGTGGACCTCGCGCCGCACATTTCCAGCATCGAAGCATGGGCGAAAGAACAGGGCGCAAAATCCGTGACGCCTGTTGGCCGACAGGGCTGGAAAAAGCCGCTTGAAAAGATCGGCTACCACATCGATCGCGTGGTCTACAGGAAAGATATCCAATGAACCCGACAACAAAGACCACTACAGACAGTTCCCCACCGAAGTGGTCGCAGCCGCTGTTCACGCAATCCGCCTCGGAAGCCCAGAAGATTTACAATTCTGGTGCAGGCGGCAATGTCTATCAGGGGCAGACAGTTGCCGGTCTTGGCAATACGACGCAGGCGGGCATCAACGGGGTTCAGCAGGCCGCTGGCGCTTATGGCCAAAAGCCGAGCTACCTGACAGATCCAACCTCGTCAGGGCAGAACCTCGGGGATATGGCCTCGGGGAAATATCTGCAACAGGGGAACCCATATTTCAACCAGGCTCTTCAAGGCCAGTTGGATAACACGGCCAATCAGGTTCAAAGCCAGTTTTCCGGTGCCGGGCGATATGGCAGCGGTGCGAATACCAATGCTTTGACGTCGCAGCTTGGCAATATCCGCAGCTCGGCACTGTCGAACCAGTTCAACCAGGATTCGCAGAACATGCTGGCGGCAAACGGCCAGATCGATTCTGCCGGCGCAAACCAGGCGAATGCGCTGAATAGCTGGAACCAGGGCGCGATCGGAGCCAATCAGGCAACGGTTCAGGCAGGCCAGCTTCAGGACAAGAACCAGCAGTCGCAGCTTGACGCCAACCTGCAGAAGTTTCAGGCGACAGACAATGCACCATGGACGCGCCTCGGCCTGCTTCAGAGCGCTGCTTCCGGTTCGGCCGGCAACTATGGAACGAACGTCCAGACCACCAAACAAAGCACGAACCCGCTAAGCATGCTTGGCGGCATCGGCTCTCTGGCGACAAAGGCATAATCCGATGGCTTTCGATATCATGTCGCTATTCTCGCCGCAGGCCCGCAACATGTTGATGCAGCCGTTCGCGACCAATCCGGACAATCTGTTGATTGCGCCGCAGATGCACGATTATCCCGTCGCCGGTATTCCGCAGAACGCGCTCACCAATCCGCAGGCGTCTCCAATGCCGCAGAACGTCCCGGTTCCGACGCCAATGCCGCCTCAGATGCAGCAGCAAGCCGCGCCACAAGCGCCGCAGCAGGCTCCTTGGATGGTGCCAGCGCTTGGCCAGGGCTCTCCGCGCATCAATGACCCGCAAATGGTCGCAGCCGGCTCTCAGCCGACGATTGGCTCGATGTTCGGTGGCGCACCACAAGGACAGGGAGCGCCACAGCATACAGACCCGATGATGACAGGCTCGACGCAGCCAAACGCGCCCGGCATGGCTCCTCAAGGCGCTCCGGCACAGCAGGGCGGTCTCGCATCATTCTTCTCGCCAGACCGCAAGCAGTCGCTCAACGATTTCTTCACCGGGCTTGCCGCCGGATCAACGCCGGGGCAGAGTTTTGCGCTTGGCGCTGCTGCCGTGTCTCAGGGCTCGAAATCACGCAGTGACCAGAACGCCACGGAAGCATGGCTTGGCAAGCAGGGGATGGACCCAAATGAAGCAAGGACGCTGGCCAAAAACCCGACCGCGCTGAATGAATATCTCCGCTCGACCTTCCAGAAGCCGCAGAACGAACTGTTGCCGAACGGAAAAGGCTCGTTCTATGACCGGCAGAGCGGACAATGGATTTCGCCGCCTCCTGGCGCGGACAATGGCATGAATGAATATGGCCTTCAGCCGCTTTATGGGACCGACGCAAACGGGAAACCGACTATTCTTCAGCTTGGGAAGAATGGTGTTCCAATTCAGCCGCATCTCCCAGACGGGTTCGTTCCTACGCCCGCCGTTCAGCAGATGGATCTCGGAACGCACGTTCTCACACAAACAAAATATGGCGCGCCAGTCAGCGATCAGCAAAAGGACGTGACCGGCCGTTCCAACCAGGAGGCAATCGGCGCTGGTGCCGGCGCGGCGGCGATCATGCTTCCGCAGGCTGAACAGCTTTCATCCCAGATCGACCAGCAGGTCAAGGCGCTGAAGGAAGACCCGTCGCTTCCGAACGTGCTCGGGCCGATCAACTCGCGCACGCCGACAATTCTGCCGTCTTCCGTCGCCGTTCAAGCCAAGATCGACCAGTTGAAGGGCGGCGCGTTCCTCACGGCTCGCCAGCTTCTCAAGGGCGGCGGCGCGATTACCGACTACGAAGGCCAGAAGGCAGAGTCGGCATTTGCCAGGATGAACCAGGCGCAGAGCGTGCAGGATTTCAATTCCGCGCTCGATGACTTCAATTCTGCCGTCAAACAAGGTGTTGCAAACCTGCAAAGGCAAAAGGCAATGGGCACGACCGGCACTCAGCCACCGGCCGCTCCGCAGCAGCAGTCAGATCCATTGGGGATTCGCTAATAATGCCGACGATCCAGGACATCCGCCAGCAATACCCGCAGTATCAGGACATGTCCGATGGCGATCTGGCGAATGCGCTTCATCAAAAGTTCTATTCGGATATGCCGCAGGATCAGTTCAATGCCAAGATCGGTATGGCTCCTCCTGCGCCGGTTCAGCAGCCTGCACCCGACCCGCAGGCTGCGCAGGACAATTTCCACCGGTCGACAATCCTTCCTCTCGGCAAGGACATGAAAACTGGTGCCATCAGCATGGCTGTTCCTGGTCTGCTGAAGGGTATCTATGATAGCACCGTGGATGCTGTGACGGCACCAGGGCGCGCGATGAGTGGCGAACTCCCGGTTCTTGGCCCCGATGGCAATGTCACGCCACAGGCCATTCAGGCCGGCATGAACTTTGCATCGGTCTTTTCCCCCGCTTCCCCTGCCTCGACGCTGGAAAGGACTGTTCCTGCTGCCGCCGCTCCTGCCCTTTCCGAAGGGCAGAATGCCGCACTGTCGGCCCAACGTCTCGGAGTTGATCTACCGCGCGCCGTCGCATCGGATTCTCCGATCGTCCAACAAATGGGAAAGGTCGTCTCAAACGTCCCGATCGGCGGAACTCCACTCCGTACGGCCTCGACGGATGCTATTAAGCAGCTTGGCGATGCGGCAACGAACATTCAACAGGGATTTGGTGCTGGAGATGTTGCTGGCGCTGGTTCTGCACTTCTCCAGGGTATAAAGGATTATTCAGCCAATACTCTCGACGATGCGGTGAGCAAAAAATATGACCTGGTGGATAACCTTGTTAACCCGAACGTCACATCTCCGCTTTCATCGACGCAGAAAATTGTCCAGCAGATCCAGGATCGACGCGTTGCCGCAGCGCTCCCTCAGGATGGTTCCGCTACCTCAATCGTTTCTGATGCAATCAACAGACCCGGTGGGCTCACCTATTCCGGGGTTAAAGACCTTCGCACCACGATCGGAGGATATCTCAAAAATCCGCAGCTTGCCCCGGCAGGTTCTGATCAGAACGAACTAAGGGCCATATACGGTTCGTTGTCGGATGATCTTGGCAATGCCGTAAAGGCGTCCGATCACCCAACCATCGCGGCAAGACTTGCGGGGCAACCTGCTCCGGATGTCAACAAGGCATACAATGCGTTCACCGATGCCAATTCCTTTGCTGCGAAGACTATTGCCGAGCAAAAGCAGCTTGATAAGATTATTGCTCCGCAGAGCGACGAAGGGCTATTTTCGAAGATCCATGCTATGGCGGGGTCTACTTCGTCTGCTGATATATCGAATCTCGCTCGTGCTCGTTCGGCGGTAAGTCCTGAAACATGGGACCAGGTATCGAGCGCCGTCATATCGAAGATGGGTCGCGATTCTGACGGGAATTTCTCACCTGATCGCTTCGTTACGGCTTATGGAAAGCTTTCCCAGAACGGCAAGAGCATATTGTTCAAGACGACTGGCAAGGACAATCTTGCCTCGTCGCTCGACGATATCGCTAATGTTTCACGCCGTTTCAAGCAGTTGAACCAGTATGCCAACCCAAGCGGGACTGGCCAGACTGTCGCCGGAATGAGCTATTTGACCGGTGCTTTCGTCGAGCCGACAACGGTTGTTTCAAGCTTGGCCGGGACGCGCGTTCTGGCCAATATCATGGCAAAGCCGACTTCTGCCAGTAAGCTTGCTGAATGGACCAAGGCTTATGAAGCAGCCGCAACCGCCCCGACGATGTCATCGAGCAACATGCTAGGCGCTCGGGCGAAGGTTCTTGCGCTCTCGATAGCGAGTGAGAATGGCGCGGCGGCACAGTTCGGGCAGCTTGTGAATGCCCTGTCTCGGGTCCGTCAGGTTCCAGCACAGCAGGGGAACAAAAATCAAGGGGCTCAGGAAAACCAGCAGAACGGTGTAGGCGCACAGCCTCGCATGCTTCTGCCAAACGAAACCTGAGTTCATAAAATCCTCGCATGCCGCGCGACCAATCTAAGCGCAGATCTCCCAACATTCAAGGCGACCTTATGACCTCACAAACTGATTTTGTCAGTCAGGCATATTCGCAGGCGCTTGCCGCTGGGTTGACAGACACTCAGGCCCGGTTGGCAGCATCGCAGGCGGCGCTTGAGACCGGCTATGGTCAGCATGTCGTCGGCAACAACTATTTCGGCATCAAGGCCGGTCCATCCTGGAACGGGAATGTCGTCAATGCGGCCACTCATGAAGAGGTGAACGGCCAAAGCCAGAAGCAGAATGCGAATTTCCGGGCTTATTCGTCGCCGGTCGATTCCTTCCATGATTGGGCATCGACAGTCTCCAAGCACTGGCCGAACGCCTTCAATGCCAATGATTTCCAATCTGCTGCGCAAGGTCTGAATGCCGGCGGCCCGATGGGTTATGCGACCGATAGCCATTACGCCGCCAAGCTTGGACAGATCAACGGCATGCTGGGAACGGACCCTTCTACGGTTCCGGCCGCAAACCCACAATTCGCCTCCGCTTCACCCGCGCCGCCACAAGCACAGCCGCAAGCTACGAGCCCGACCATGGGCCAGCAGTTCCGCCATGCCATTTTCGGCTCCATGGCTCCATTGCCAACCGCTCCAACGGCAGATGGCTCGATCCCGGCCGCCATACAGGCCGCAGCAAACCCGACATCTGGCGCTCACAACATCTTCGGGGCGATGTCCACCATGGCCGCATTACAGCCACAACAGCAGGCTCCCGCACCACAGAGAGTGCAGGGGCCGACGCCTGACCAAGCGAACGCACTGCTGAAGTTCGTCCAGTCGCTACAGGCAAGACAAGCATAATGGCCGACATTCCCTCGATCTCGGCCATTACCGATCCGACCATGCTGCGATGGATGCTGCTGCGCAACAATGAACCCGTCAGCGCGCCGTTGCCATTCACGGCCTATACACTGACGTTTCTGAGCGCTGCCAACTCGGTTGCGGCTAGAACCACACTTCTTGCCGACATGGCCGCAACGGACATCGGCTCGACCGTCTTTGCCCAAAACACTAGCGCCGCTGCAGTCGCAGTCGGGGCATCGACAGCCGGTTCCAATCTCAAACTCGCCAAATCGAGCGCTACCGGTGCCATGACGCAGGAAGCATCCGCCCTTTCCGGGACATGGATCAATTGCGGGTCTGCCCATCCGGCCGGGGGCACCACGTACTCAAATTATAGAAGGACAGCATAGATGGGTTCGATATTCGACTGGAGCACGACTCCTGCCAATAACGCCACGGCTGATGCGTCCATAAACTGGGCAGAAGGCCAAGCGCCATCGACGGTCAATAACTCGGCCCGCGTCATGATGGAGCGGGTTAAGGAGTTCATCAGCGATATTGCCGGTGTGAATACTGTTGGCGGCACGGCAAATTCCATAACGGTCACGGCAACCAGCCCGTTCTCGGCCTATTCCGATGGCCTGATCCTCAGGTTCAAGCCTACTGCAACGGTGACCGGTGCGGCAACGCTAAATGCCAATTCTGTCGGCGCAAAGTCGATCCGGAAATTCGTGGCTGGCGGCGAAGTAGCAACCGGTGCCGGCGATATGGCAGCGGGTGGCATGTATGAGCTGGTCTATTTTGCCGCGTTGAACAGTGCGGCCGGCGGCTGGCTTCTCACCAATCCTCAAAGCGACCTCAAGGAGACATATGTCTCTCAGGCCGGCAACTATACGGCATTGGCAACCGACAACAACGCCGTTCATCTCTATACGGCAGCAACGCCAACGGTGTCGCTCACAGCAGCAGCAACGCTCGGGGCCAACTGGCATTACACGATCATCGCCTATGGCGGGCCAGTCATCATTGATCCGAACGGGGCCGAAACCATCAACGGCAACGCAACGCTCACGCTTTCCACCGGCACTTCGACGAAGATCATCTGTGATGGAACGAATTTCTTCACCGAGTTCAAGCCGAATGCATGGGAACCTATCGGCGATTATCCGCTATCTGCTGCAGCGTCTCTGCCAATTATCAATCTATCCGCGTTCGAAATGATCAGGATATCCGGATATGTTGAGACCTCGGCCACTGGCGGCGTCTTTATCCGCACGAGCAGCAATAACGGCAGTTCATACGATTCTGGCGCGGCTGATTATGGATTCCAGGGCATTACTGGCACCGGGAGCACCGCATCAGCAACATCTCTATCGACGACCTCCATGGTCATCGCGGGCAGCGTCGATGCCGGGGCAAATTTCGGCGTTAATTTCGATTGTCAATTGTATAATTTCAACAAGGCGAAATTCTGCCGCTTCAAAAGCAGCGCTGTATTCGTGGCCTCAGCCACTTTTGCAGAAAGTCTGAACGGAGGTAGCCGTGCCCAGGCGACTGCCCGCAATGCTTTTACTCTTTTTCCTTTGTCCGGGACATTGACCGGACGCGTCATTGTGGAAGGTATACGATGAAAACTATCCTGGCCATGGGCCAATCAAACACTGTCGGAATGGGGACGGGTGGCGCTTGGAACATCCCTTCTACCGTCACCGTCTGGAATTGCGCCGGCAATAGCTCGGATGCATCGACAGGGCTCGGGACGGCATTCTCGACGCCTGCCAATAAGTCGGCAGCGCCGTTCATCGGCAATAACAACATGATGGCGCACGCTTGTCGGTATCTGGCGCATGAATTGGGCGAAGATATCCGGCTGATCATCGTCGCTTGCTCAGGATTTGCCATATCCAACTGGTGCAATTCTGCAGGCGTCACAGGGTCGATGTACGCTCGCATGGTGGCCGTCTTGGCCGCTGCTGGCGTAACCAGCGTTGACGCCTTTCTCTGGCATCAGGGAGAAGCAGACGCCACGATCTCGTCGAGCTATACGGCCTCCTGGAATGCGCTGCTCTCCCACATGACGACGGATGGCTATATCGCCTCTGATACGCCTATCGTCATGGGAGAACTGGGGATCTGGCAGACGGTCATGAACCCGGTTATCCGGGCGATTTCCGATGCCAGCAGCCGGATTGGCTTGGCTGATATTTCCTGCTTTCCGGTGAATACCACTGATTTACATTTCAACGGGCCTTCTCTAGTCCGGGCTGGATGCGAATATGCGCGGGAACTGATGAAACTGCCTGGCGCGTTCTACATCACGCCTCCGGCTGACGTGCTTTCCTATGTCGCGGCACCGGGAAGCGCCGATCATACTATTGCATCTGGCCAGGCAACATGGGTGTTGGTGAAAGCCGAAAACGGCATGAAATCGCTCATCCAGAACGGTGCCTTCGTCGCCGATCGTTTGGGCGTATGGGAGTTTTCGGGGCTTGTGTGCTCCTTCACCTACCATGTATCGCTTTGCCTGATCGATGAAACAGGGGCGGTTATCCAGTATCTCGCCGGAACCGGGGTTCAGACCTCTAGCGGGGTCAACCCCTATATCGATGGCAGCAGCACTCTAGCCTTGGGCTTCGGGGATAAGGTGTTTCTCGGCGTTCTTCAGGTGACCGGATCAACTATTTCCGTTGCTGCCGTCAATTCGGCGTGGCTGAACAGAATGACCGTGCGCTTCTTGGGCAGGATGTAAATCACCAGGACCGCAAGGCTGCGGTCTCGATCTCTTCCTCTTCGGTGAGATCTCGATATTCCCAAGCGCCATTGCGGCGGCGCTTCATTTTGTGCGCGCCATCCCATGCCCAGCCCGAGAAATCAGGTTGGGTAAAAAGCCGCTTAACCAGCGCTGCCAGATGGTGAAGAGCTTTCATCTCGGCAGGATAACCACAAACCCACTCAACTCTCAAGAGATTCTCGCCATGAAAACCAGCCCAGAAGGTCGGAAGGCCATCGCCGTGCGTGAAGGAAATATTCTGACGGCTTATCACGATACCGTTGGCGTGATCACGATTGGGGTTGGGCACACGTCTGCAGCCGGTCCACCTATCGTAACGCCGGGGATGAAGATCACCGCCGAGCAGTCCGATGAAATCCTGTCTCGCGATCTGGTAAGCGTCGAGAATGACGTGAATTCCGCCGTCAAAGTGCCGCTCACACAGAACCAGTTCGACGCCCTTGTTTCCTTCGTCTTCAATATAGGAGGCACCGCGTTCCGGAACTCGACGCTGCTGAGAAAGCTGAACGCGAAAGACTATGCCGGCGCAGCAGATCAATTTCTCGTCTGGGTCAAGCAAAAGGAACTCACCGGTCGGCGCAAGGCTGAACGGGCGCAGTTTCTAGCGAGCTAATTGCGATGTGGCGCTATATCAGCGAATCGACCCTGAAGCGGGAGGCCGCGTCGATAATCATGTTCTGGCTGCTGGCGGCCGCGACGTACATCATGATCACGGC